AAAATGTTCTATCACATCACAACTGACCAGACAATCATAGGTGCCAGCAGGCACAACATTGTAATCAGGATTGCCAGGATCGTAGCCGGCTAGTTCTTGAACGCTGGGAAAATCATGTTTCATGCGATTGAGAAGATTGCCATTTGCACACCCCCAATCTACTAGACTCTGTGGTTGATATTTGGCAACAAAATTGTGTACCAAATCGTACTTGGGTAAAAGTTCTTTATACATGCCGGTCATAGTGTTATATATGCGTGATCGACTAACCACCAAAAAGCCACCCAGGCTGCAAAAAACAGCACCAGCAACACAATCTCCATCTCTACTAGATCTCGTTGCCAGCGTTCTTCGTCGTTCATTTTTTAATCAATACGTGGTCAATCCTGAGAGATTTTACCACTTTGTATCCATATGAGTCCAAGATATCAAAAGGATCAGGACTGTCTTTGTGTTGGCGTATTTGAACGCTGAGTTTGTGCTCCAAGATCACCACCGGTGAATTTTGTTTAAAAAAGTTTTCAGCACCTTGCAACAAGAATCCTTCGTGACTGTCAACGTCAATTTTGATCAGGTCAATGTCTGCAAATCCAAAACTGTCAAGAGTACGAGCTTGCACCGTACATTGATCAATATGCAATCCTAGTGGTTCTTCAACTGTATTAATCCAGCCCGACATTGTACTGACGCCAGTAAAAAGTTCCACTGGCCCTGGACGATTGCTCACAGCATACTGTAGCAATTCAACATTGTTGATGTCTCTTGTTTGTAAGTTTTTTTCACAGCATTCAAACACATCAGGATGTGCTTCAAACGCTGTCACATGTTGAAATTGCTGTGCTAAAAATGCAGTGCTGTCACCAACCCAGGCACCTATGTCAATGGCTCGATCAAATTTCTGCACATATTCAAGTGCGCTGCCAATAACATCTCGACATTCCCAAGTGTCATCCTGTGCATATTTCAATGTGAATGAAAAATCTTCGCTGTCTGGCAGCCACCATGTGCCCACAAGTTTCATATTAGACTGTGATATCTTCCATGCCTGCTGTGCGTAGTCGAACCACGTGACCCATTTGCCACTGCTTGGTATCCAGGCCTTTCATAATGCCCAACCAACGATTACGTAGCAGTGCCACTTCATTGATGATGGTTTCAAAGTCCACAACTTCTTCTTCGCCGTCCACGTACTTTTCTGCATCACGTGCTGTGAGCGCACGAGCATAGCCTTCAAGATATTTCTTGAAATGCCGGGTGCGTATCTTTCTCAATTGAATGTTGAGAAAGTTCAATACAGCTTCAATTTCTTGCAGTTGATTGAATCTGTGTTCAGTTATGCCCGGCAAGGCCGTGATATTCTTTTCTACCAGCCCACCAATCTTGCAGTCACGTTTGGCATCGGTCAACTCTGATTCAAAGTGTGCAATGAAGTCGGGTATGTTGCTAAGGTCTGCTACAACTTTACTGTACCACATGGATGTCCAGCCAATCTAAAAAACTTTGAGGATAAATGTTCATGTCAAGATTTCTACGAATTGCATATTCTTTTAAAAATTCTGACATTTGTTGTCGTTGTGTTTCGCTGGGATCAGCCTGTATAGACTGTGCAATCTGAGTTTGATAATGATCAGGTAGAGATTGGATATCTTGCATGATCTGTTGTTTGCTTTTGGGATCCAACACATAAGGAGCCATCATACTGGGTTGATTAACAAACACCAATCCAATACGCTGGTCATTGAAATACTTGATAAAACTTGTTAATCCAAACACAGTAAGATTAGATATGGCTGTGCTAAATCTAAATTCAATTCCAGATTTTTGCAACAACTCAATTTTGTTAACAAAATCAGTCCAGCGATTTCCGTAACGATTAAATTCATAAAACTTGTCTGTACACTCTGCACTGACTGATATCATTGCTGTGGGTATTTGTTTTATTTTATCCAACATTCGTTGGAATCTTTTGACGTCCACTCCCAATCCAGTGTAAATGTTAATCACTGCTGAACTGTTCGATACTGCATCTAATACATCAAACAGTTGATTGTCCAACAAAGGTTCGCCACCAGTTATTACTATTTCTTTTAGTCCTGGTGCAAAACTTTTTATTTCGGCCATCAGCATTTGAAATTGTTTTGTATTTTTAACTTCCTGCTGACTGACCTTCATCATTATCTTGTCTCGGCTGGTCAGTTGGTATCGTGCATCATCAGTGTCAATTTTATAATTGCCGTTGGCTGACAAATCTCTACGCCATGAACTGCTGTATTCTTTACAACAGTAAGAGCAAGACAAGTTGCAATTGTCGTTTAGTTTTATTTCTAATATTTCTGGTTGTGTCTGAACGTCAACATGAGTTTTTATTTTGCCGTTTTGCCATATTCTTGGACTAATTGCACCTTGATCTTCCAACGGCCAACAATTTTCTTCACAACTGGCATTGCGTTGATTGCTTAACATCATTTGTCGTTCAGCAACATTAATGTCAGTATTGAATAAATTTCCTCTGTTGTTGGTTAACCACTGAAAATCAACTGTATGTGACTTTGCTGCATGACAATTGTATGTAGCATTGGATACCAAATCAATCTTCAAATATTTAAATTTGTAAGAGCAATAGTAATCTCTATCAACAGACATTAATAGTCATCTTCTTTGTTGTAGTTATCTTCGTCATCAAACTCTTCTTCTTCCTCTTCTGCATAATCCTTGTCGTTGTCCAAGTATGCAGTCAAGGCTTTCTTTATGTCTGAATCACCTTTAAAGGCTTCCCGAATTTCTTCAACGTCATGATCATGATCAATCAGGATAGACACAATGCTTTCGGCAGCATCTATACGATCTACCACGTTGACGTATCTTTTTAATTCGCCCCAAATTTCGCTTGCTACTTCTGCTGACATTTTATTCCTCCGTTGCGTCGGCTGTACTTACCTCAGTTTTGATGTTCTTGAAGTCAATCATGACTTTGTCCAAGCAACCATCATCGTTCTTTTCCCATGCTTTGCGGAACTTCTTGATAATTTCGCCTTCGCTGGTGGTAAACACTAAACTGTTGCCTTCGCGTTTGAGCATTTCTTTTTTCTCAATCAAATCAACAAGACCACTGTAAGGGCTCATACCTGTTGTGTAAGGAATCTTGACTTGCACACCTTCAAAGGGTTTGGCATAGCGTGTTTTCATAACTTTACAGCCTGCACGAATACCGTTAACGTCTGACACTTTGTTGCCGTCTTCGTCCTCTTTCAGCTTCATCTTCTTCATGGCCACAACAATTGAACTGGCGTAAATAAAACCTTGACCGCCGGAGATTTTATCATCAGGGTCAAACATGTCCTGGCTTGCGTATGTATGGTTGGTACATACCAGACCCACATTGTATGAGCCAAACATGTTTACACAATTACGCACCAGGGCAGTAAGAGCTTTGGGTTTACGACCCAGGTCACCCTTCATTTCGCCAGCATCAAACTGGTTCACGTCAGTAGGAGTCAACAACATACCCAAGCTGTCAATCACAAACATGACTTTGGGACGTTCGCCTTCGGGCAGGGCTTTGTAGTCGCTCATGAATGTTGAAATGGTTTTTGCCACATCGTCAATCATGGCCATACTCAACTTCAGCAATTTGCTTTCGCTTGTGTCCACACCTAGTGCTTTGAGCCAGTCTTCGTCAAGTGCGTTCTCCGAATCAATCAACACCACAAAGATACCTTGTTCTTGTGCGTTCTTCACAATGTTGCCTGAACAGATATATGATTTGCCTGCGCCCGAGTCGCCAGCAAACACTGTAACCTTACCCAAGGGAATACCTCGATTGAAGTCTCCTGAGATCAAGTAGTTCAATGCATAGTTGCCTGTGCTGATCCAGTCTGTGGGATCGTTAAAGCCAATTGACAGGCCGTCAATGCTTTTTGTAATTTCCTTGCGGAACTTGCTTACGTCAAATGGTTTTCCCATGATTATTCCTCTATTATGATATCTTTAATGTGTTGATACTGATGTATTTTAGCATAGGCATCGGCTAGGTTGTCAACCTTTCCGAGCACAAGTTTTCCATGACCTAGTTTTTTATCATAAGGATTTATGTTGTGATTTCTAAGCCAATTAATATAACTTTGATCTTCAAAACAGTTATAGTCTCTAAAACAAATACTGGCTTCGCCGCTGTAATAATGAAGATTTTCCAAGTTTTGATAATCCAATGGAAGATTGTCCTCGTACAAATCAATGAATTCTTTGCCTAACTCAACGTAGTGAACAAACAATGTTCCCGCTGGTATGTTAAATTCAAAATGATCATAATCTTCATCTATTAACGGCTGTCGTCGATATTGATCTTTGTTGAAACTTACATATACCGTTGGTATAGTTTGTTTCTTTTTTTCAATTCTATGAATAAAAAAATTTAAATTCCTAATTGCAGTCTTGAGTTCAAAATTTGCTACTGCAAAAAGTCTAGTAGGTTTTCCAAACTTGCCGGATAGCTGTTCAAATTTTAAATGTAGATAATTAAAATAATCTTGATTTTGATCTAACAAATTTTCTCGAATCTCAATAAAATTTTTTAAGTATCGGTTAATGGTAACACAAGATTCTATTAAAATTTTACTAGACTGCTCCAATGACATTAACCCAGCAAAAGCTTCTTGTTGTTCAAAATTGCAGTTGGCCAGGCACCAGCGCAGTTCTTGTATCCATTTTTGAACAAATGCATTGTTGTTCAAAGTGATAGTAAAAGATGCTTCGCTATTGGTACCTAGCACAACCTTCATTACATTACTTGGCTTGACGGCTACGGATCATGGCCAGGATGTCCTGGGCGTTTTGACCTGAGGCTGCAGGCTTGGCCACTGGTGCGGCTGCTGTAGGTGTGTCGTCTTCGTCAAAGTCACTTGCGGGTGCAGGTGCGGCCACTTTGAGTGCAGGCTTGGCTGCTGGTGCAGGTGTGTCTTCATCCGCATGTGCGGCTCCGGCACCACCAGGTGCTTGCACACCTGCAGGACGGAAGTACTGACCCCAACGTTCTGTGTCGTAAGGTTGTCCATCTACACTGGCCTCAAACATCTCTTTGATGACTTTGAGTTCAACATCACCTGGGCGCTTGGGCAGGAATGTACTCAAGTCAAACAAGCCATGTGTGGCAATTGCCGCTTGTTCAGCTTCGGTTAGTGCTGATTCCTTACGTGCCCACTTGCTTGTGCT